AATTAATTCGGTTTTTCGTGAGCATGAAAAAATTTTTAATAATCCATTGTATGTTACAAATACCATATATTGTTCTCCACCATTCGTTACCGATTTAACCAATACTCTATCGTCATAATTAAATCTACGTGGTGATACATTCTTGTTAATATTTCTTGTACCTAATATTTTACCTATATCCGCAACACAGAACAGTGTAAATGGTTCATTATCACTTTTTATGATTCGGCATGTATAATGTTTTTCAATATTTGTCGCAAGTAATAATTGTTCTTCTTTGGACATTATTATATATATTATTATAATATTTATTCTTTATGTATTTATTCCTAAATACATATACTCCCTTTAAATTGAACGAATTAAATTCACGATGGGTATAATATTGTATTCAATTAAACGAATACAATATTCCTAAATGTAAAATAAAAACTTTGTCACTCTGTATCAGAAAAACAATTCCACAATATCAATAGTCTTTTCACTGGGATTATCCATACAACATTGTATGATATTCAGCAAGGTCTCTATACGTACATTCCATTCTTTTTGTTTGGAAGCAGGGATGGCAAACACGCCCAATTTGTTGTTTTTCCAACAGGAGGTTACTTTTTTGCCATCATCGTTGGTATAAGCATCCGGATTGAATCGAATAAATACAATCGGTCGATGTCCTACGTCTTGCGATATTTCCATGATACGTTTGTTTTCACACGTACTCTCGTAATCTTTGTGGCAATTTTCGTCGATTTCTACAATGATGATATGCGATCCGTAATCCAACAGTAGGTCGGGGCGGCGTCGTGAACACCCATCCTGTACCTTTTTATCAGAAATCCATGTAAAATCGGGGAATCTTGCTAATATATGTTCGACTACGTTGCGTTCTTTTGTTTTGTAATTTCTCACGACGTCGATTTCAGGACAAACTTGGATACAACACGTTAAGCAATAATTATTGTAGTGTTTGATAGCCATCTTGTCACAAAACGTAGATTGACAGAGGGAACTTCCTCCGCAATCCTTACACCGAGGTTTGTATTTATCATGAATACAGTAAGCCCAATTAGAACATATTCTACAAATATGTTTATTGATGTTGTGTTCACAGTGATAGTATATAGGGTTACAAACGTTACATTTTTCTCTGGTTTTGTTATGCTGACATGTACGTTCTTGTTTACATAATTGACATGTTTTTTTTCTGTTCTGATGATCACAAATAAATAAATGTGTACATTCTTGGCAGCGTTCTTTACGCTTTTTGTGTTCGCAAATTGAATTTCCCCCACACAAGAAACAACGATATTTGTAAATATTATGTGGACATAGTTCTTTACCACCGCAGTCTAAACACCTTTCTTTACGCTTGAGATGGATACAGATTTGACTACCACAACAATCTACACAATATCGTTTTCGTTTTCCGTGTTCGCATTTACTAGACATTCAATTAATGATATATTAGAATGTTCTCGTACCGTTTCTTTATATCAATTTTTGTATCTTTTCTGCTTTCTTTTTTTCAGAATAACGTTGGTTATATTCTTTCTTCTTTTCTTTTGTTACCACAAAGTCCCTTGATTTCTGTTGAAGTTCTTCTTTATGTGCTTCATAATAATTTTTCTTACGTGCTGGTGCCGTATACTTCTTTAGACGTTCTTTTGTAATTTGACATTCCAATACAATCTTATCATATTCTGATTGTAAACTGTGGTATTTTTCCAATAGTGATTCATAATTAGACATGTTTTCCATAATTCTGTATATTTACTTAATGAATCTTTATGTTTATTTTCGTATATAAATTATGCTGTAAAATACAATTATTTTGTAATTTGTACTACGTCTATATTATCACGATAATAATATAACTTTTTATATTATTATTTTTTAGTTAAAAAATATACAAATTTCGTAAATTATTTTCTTTAGCAATAGTATAATAAAACAATATGGGTGGAGCACTTATGCAATTGGTAGCTTACGGTGCTCAGGATGTTTTCCTCACGGGAACTCCTGAGATCACATTCTGGAAGGTGTCTTACAGACGCCACACAAACTTTGCGATGGAGTCCATCGAACAGACCTTCTCGGGTCAGGCCGACTTTGGTCGCCGTGTCACTTGCACGATCAGTCGAAATGGTGATTTGTGCTATCGCACTTACCTTCAGGTGACTCTTCCTGAGATCAACCAGTCCATGGCTACGGCTAATACGGATGGTGTTTATGCTCGTTGGATGGATTTCATCGGTGAGCAGATTGTTGCTCAGGTTGAGGTTGAGATTGGTGGTCAGCGCATTGATCGCCAGTACGGTGACTGGATGCACATCTGGAACCAGCTTACGCTTTCTTCCGAGCAACAGCGTGGGTATTTCAAGATGATCGGTAACACGACTCAGCTTACCTACATAACTGACCCCATGTTTGCGGAGGTGAATGGTCCTTGTGCTGCCTCCGGTGGCCCTGCTCAGGTGTGTGCTCCTCGCAAGGCTCTTCCTGAGACGACTCTTTATATCCCCCTTCTTTTCTGGTGGAATCGCAACCCTGGTCTTGCATTGCCTCTTATTGCTTTGCAGTATCACGAGGTGAAGATCAACCTCGATCTCCGCCCGATTGGTGAGTGTCTTTGGGCAGTGTCTTCCCTTTCCAAGAGTACTGGTACGGTGTCTGTTTCGGCGGCCTACCAGCAGTCTTTGGTTGCGGCATCTCTCTATGTTGACTATATTTTCTTGGACACTGATGAGAGGCGCAAGATGGCACAGAACCCCCATGAGTATTTGTTCGAGCAGCTCCAATTTACCGGCGATGAGTCGGTGGGCAGCAGCTCGAATAAGATCAAGTTGAATTTTAACCACCCCTGTAAAGAACTCATCTGGGTTGTCCAGCCTGATGCAAATGTGGATTACTGTTCCGCATTGGATGCTTCCCAGACTCTTTACAAGACTCTCGGTGCCCAGCCCTTTAACTACACGGATGCTCTTGATGCTCTTCCTAACGCAATTCACGCATTTGGTGGTCCCGCCGAGACCGCTGGTCCTAACTCCTTCATTTCGAATGGTCTTTTCCAGATGGCAGGTGGGGTTGATGTTGCCGGTACTGGTACCAATGGTGGCGAATGGTCGTCTAACAGTACGTCTTACCCTGCATTTGCTTCTAATAGCTCGACTGTTACTGCTTCTGGCTTGTCGGATGCTGGTACGTTTGTTCTTGCTGAGACCGCCTTGGATATGCATTGCTGGGGTGAGAACCCTTGTGTCACTGCTAAGTTACAGCTCAATGGTCAGGATCGTTTCTCTGAGCGTGAGGGTTCTTACTTTGACATCGTGCAGCCCTTCCAGCACCACACCCGTGCCCCCGATACTGGTATCAACGTGTACTCGTTCGCATTGCGCCCCGAGGAACATCAACCCAGCGGCACGTGCAACTTCTCTCGTATTGATAACGCCGTACTCCAGTTGGTCCTCTCGTCCGCAACGGTTTCGGGTACCGCCACCGCCAAGGTCCGTGTTTACGCCGTGAATTACAATGTTCTCCGTATCATGAGTGGCATGGCTGGAGTTGCATATTCAAACTAGCCTGTGACATACATTCTAAATATACTATTAAAATATATATAAAAATAATGATGTAATCTCAGTAAAAAATTGATTTATATAAAAAATATAAACCAATAACGTGACATACAAAATAAATGTGACATACATAAAAACTATCTATTTTTCTTTCTATTTTCCGCAATTTGTTTCGCATGAATTTTCCTGTATTCTTCGTCTCCGTATTTTTCTAATAATCGTTTACGCTGCGCTTGCTTTCTAATTCTGGCATTTTCTCTTATTTCTTCTTTGGATTTCTTATTTTTGTTTTCCACAATATTATTTACACCATTATCATTCGGTATATGATTATTTTCACATACATCGTTTGTTTTTTTAGTAATAGAATGGCAGTGGTTAGGATTTAGTCAGAAAGCACATGCGAAGACGTGTTTAGAAAAATATTTTACTGGCGATAAAGACTATAAATGTTTGCTCTCGCAATCGCGAGAGCAAAAAAAAGAGGGCAGAGGAGGTTATAATCGTGAACAAATTATGTTAAATATCCAAACATTCAAATTATTTTGTATCAAAGCAGGAACTAAAAAAGCCAACGAAATTCACGAATATTTTGTTAAATTGGAAGATATGTTGCATGAAATAGTTCACGAAGAAAGCGATGAATTGAAACAACAATTAGAACAAGCCACCACTCAAATACAACATATCGAAGAAAAACACAAACATGATCTGGAAAAAAACAAATTACTTGAACGTGAAAAAATACTGCGACGTGATTATGCCAACAATGGACCCCTCGTTTACATCATTCGTGTACAATCCTACGAAAATGGGCGATATATTATTAAAATTGGCGAGAGCAGCAAGGGCATCGAAGGCCGTTACAATGAACATAAAAATAAATACCCCGAATGCGTACTGTTGGATTGTTACCCAGTCATCAAAAGCCGCAATTTCGAAAAATTCTTACATGGACACGAAACCATTCGTAAACATATTGTCCGGGATTTACCCAACCACGAAAAAGAAAATGAGCTGTTTCTGATTGGCAAAGAATTGACGTACGGTATCGTCACACGAATCATTGATACGAATATACAAAAATTCAATGAATTTACTCCTAGTGATTTCAAACACATGTTGGAAGAAGTAGTTTCCAGTCGATTTGCTTCTGAAACTCCCTTGGTTCATAATCAATCAAATACTTTAAATAAAGTAGATGTTACCGAATTATTACAACAGGTTCTCCAAAATCAAAATGCAATTATTGAACGTCTGACTCAGATAGAACAAAAGATAAGTGCGCCCACGACAACAATGAAAACGTTGACCAATTTCGGACAACCCCTGGTCACTCTTGGACCCAGATTACAAAAAATCAATCCGGAGAACCTGTCACTCATCAAAACCTATGAATCGGTGGCAGAATGTCTGAAAGAATCAAAAAACAAATTGAAACGTCCCAGTATCGACAAAGCCATCCATGAAAACACGATTTATGGTGGATTCCGTTGGGCCTATCGCAATCGCAACGATGACCCCGCCTTATTGGACGAGATTGCTGTTACCAAACCAACACGTCCGCAAAACCTGGGATACATTGCGAAACTTAATGCGGACAAGACACAGATAATTCATGTATATTTGGATAGAAAAACGGCAGCCATAGAAAACGGATTTCAACCAGGTTCTCTGGATACGTCGGTAAAGGTAGGGGCGAATGCGCGAGGTCATTATTATGTTCTGTATGATAAATGTGAACCAGCACTTGTAACAGATTTCGAAAGTAAATACGGAGAACCTGTTCTTTATAAAGATGGAGTGGGCGTATTTGATGCCGAATTCAAATTAATTCAAGAATTTGTAAGTAAATATGATTGTATCAAACAACAAAAAATAAGCGATAAAACATTAAAAAAAGCACTGAATGAGAACATCATATACAATGCTCATTATTATCGCCAAATGGGTTCCAAAACATCTACGGGAACCCATGGGGACCATAGGTTGCCGTAGCAATCTTTTGTCACTATAATTATATAAGTATCCACCGAAATTATCTATGATATAATGTATAGAAAGTTCTCCAATAACATAAAAAATGGAATCTATTTTAGAGAACCGATATATATTTTATGTGGTTTTGTTTATATGTTTTTTAAATTTAATGGCGGATGTAGCAGCACGTGAGTTTTTGTTCGTATTTCTTTTCCTGGGTATGATATTTATTTTAGATTTTTTTATTACTAACAAAACCTTGCTTTTATTCATTAGTTTTATGATTTCGAATGTTCTCCTATTGAAATTCAAATACAATCAAATGAAATATTATTATTTGTATTTACAAAGTTCCGATAAAAAATCGAAAATACCATCGTACGTATAAATTGTTTTTACACGAAAATCATATAAATAATAGAATATGAATGTTCTATAAAGTTCTCCAAACAATAATATTACACAAATAACAATGTCTCTTTCTACCAATATATATAAAACTCAAAATGATTTGTTATTAGCAACATTGATGAGATTTTATGAGAACCGTACTTATTTTAAAAAAATGTTGTCGATTATTAACGGAGAAACACGAATTTCGTTACGTATTGTAGATTGGTTTGTAACAAATTATGCAAAAAAATACTTTACGGTATATGAAAATCCGAATAATTTGGGAGAAATGATAAGATTCAAGGTATATAATGAATATAAATTGAAATTAAAGGCTTATAGTAAACAGAGATTCGATAGTTTTTGTAGATGGGAAAGAATTATGATTCCGTTTGATGAAGAAACCAATATGGAGACAACATTGGGCCAATTAAATTTTTTTAAATGGGCGATTGAGAACCGTATTTTAGAGTTTATTGAAGAGAATTATGAAGATATTGAGCGAGATATGAATACACGTAATAGTACATCAAGAAGAAATGACACATTATTTAGCACAGACAGTGGTGGTAAAACACGAAAAAAACGTGAAGAATTATCTGTTTCGGCGTGTAAATGTATTAAAAAGGAGACGGTGAAAATTGTGGTAAGATTCAATTAGTCTTTTGGGTTTGATATTTCAAACGTATTATATTGTAAATATTTTGTAAAATTGATTTATATAATATTTACCGACATAACGACATTATACATAATGATGACCAGAAATGTTTTAGAAGATATAAAAGAAGAGGAAACAGAATATTATTGTATTCATGACAAAATTATGATTTGTTTGGGAATATTTGTATCCCTTTGTGTTATTTGTATTATTTTATTGTTCACAATACCGAAAATTAAAAATAATAATACAAATGATATAGGTACGAATCCACAAAATATAACAAATATATATAAAAATATAACAAATATAACAAATATATATAAAAATAATACAATGACAAAACCCAAAATATCTGGTAATTATAACATTACGAATTCAAATATATATTTCAAAGGAAATTCGAATGTAAAATTTACAGAAAATACAAGAATGAACGTATTGATAGTAGGAGGAGGTGGTGGAGCAAGTCATGGTGGCGGATGGATCACAGGGGGGTCTGGAACAGGTGGTGGTGGTGCTGGTTGTGTTGGTGAAGGAACATTGCTATTTAAGGCGAATATTTCGTACGATATTATAATAGGTAATGGGGGAAATATGCGTAGAAACAAGGTGTCAGAAAAAGGTGGAAATACAATGATAATCGGCGATGATATGAATGAATTGGCGGAAGGGGGTGGATTTGGTGGATATTATGTAGACAATTCCATCGGTGGAGGAAGTTATGGATTTTACGGGGAAATGTCGACGAATGGAATTATTTATAAATTTAATAACACGTATCTTGGAAAATCTGTTCAAGGAACCGGAAAATTGACATATCACAGTCATTCCGGTGGTGGTCAATTGAAAAATAATAATAAAAATCCGGGTTCAGGAGGAGGTGGGGCAGGTGGTACGGGTAATGTACCTTTATTGGGAGAATATGAAGGAGGCAAGGGTGGTACATGTTATGTATGGAAAATAAACAATGAATGTTACGGAAGTGGTGGGGATGGTGGTTCATTGATAGAAGAAAATATAATAAAAGTGTTGCCATTGCCAAATACTGGCGGAGGAGGAAATGGAGGAACAACCGATGGAAAACGACCGTCATCGAGTGGGTCAAGTGGAATCGTAATATTATCTTATATGTGACATTATAATATTCCAATAAAAATATTCATTTTACTCAAAAATACATAAAAA